TTGCCTGCGGCCAGGTGACGCTCGCCGACCGGGCGCTGCTGCTTGGCTACTGCGTCAAGTACGGGCAGTGGTTGCACCTCGAGGACGTCGCCCGGAACGAAGATCCGGTCGTCGAGGGGTCGACGGGGAACCCGATCGTCAACCCGACCTACAAGCTCGCGAATGCCATGTTCGAGCTCGTCATCCGCGCGGCCGGCGAGCTCGGGCTGACGCCGACGGCGCGCTCGCGGGTGACGAAGGCGACGCCGGCGCCGGCCGTGAGTAAGTGGGCGGGCGCGCTGCCATGAGCCGCGAGTCGCGCGCGCAGCGGGCCGTGCGGCTGATCAACCTGCTGACGCATACCGGCGACTTTACGGGGCGCCCGTTCCAGCTGCGCCCCTGGCAAAAAAAGATCCTGCAGGCGCTCTTCAAGACCGGCCCCGACGGGCGGCGGCTGATTCGCACCTGCCTGCTGATGCTGCCGCGCAAGAACGGCAAGACCGAGCTCGCCGCGGCGATTGCGATCTACTGCCTGCTCTTTGACGGGCAGCTCGGGGGCGAGATTTACCTCGCCGCGGCCGACCGCGAGCAGGCCGGCAAAGTCTACGGCGCGATCGTCGCGATGCTGCGCGGCGACCCGGAGCTGCTGGCCCAGGTCGAGATCGTCGAGTCGCAGAAGCGGATCGTCCATCCACAGTCGGGGTCGTTCCTCAAGGCGATCAGCGCCGAGGCCTATTCCAAATTTGGCTTCAGTGCCAGCGTCGTCATCTATGACGAGCTGCATGCGGCACAGAACCGCGACCTGTGGGATGTGCTCGCGACGTCGCAGGGCGCGCGCCTCGAGCCGCTGCTGATTGCGATTTCGACCGCCGGCTACGACCGGAATTCGATCCTCTACGAGCTCTACGCGCATGCGCAGCGCGTCGCCGCCGACCCGGCGCTCGATCCGACGTTTCTGCCGATTCTCTACGAGGCGCCGAAGGAGGCCGACTGGCGCGACGAGCGCGTGTGGAAAGCGGCGAATCCGGCGCTCGGCGACTTCCGCTCGCTCGAGGACATGCGGATCATGGCGGCGCGGGCCGCGGAGATTCCGGCGCAGGAGAATGCCTTCCGCCGGCTGTATCTCAACCAGTGGACGGAACAGGCGTCGCGCTGGCTGTCGCTCGCGACGTGGGACGCCTGTCTCAGCGAACCTGTCGCGCGGGCCGGCCGCACCTGGTATGTCGGGATGGATCTCTCGTCGACGACCGACTTGACCGCACTGGTCGGTGTGTCGCCCGACCCCGACGGCGTCCATGTCGCCGTGCGGGCGCTGGCGTTCCTGCCACAGGCGCGGATGAAAGAGCGCGTGACGCGCGACCGGGCACCGTATGACGAATGGGCGCGCCGCGGGCAGTTGATTGTGACGCCGGGGAACGTCATCGACTACGAGCGCGTGCGGGCCGAGCTGCAGGCGTGGGACGCCGAGAGCGCCGGCATTGCCGAAATCGCCTACGACCCCTGGAACGCGACCGACCTGGTGCAGCGGTTGAAAGACGCCGACGGCTTTACCTGCATCCCGATGCGGCAGGGGTTCGCGACGCTGAGCGCGCCGACCAAGGCGCTCGAGCAGGTGCTGCTCGCGAAGACGCTGCGGCACGACGGCGACCCCGTGTTGCGCTGGTGTATCAGCAATGTCGCCGTCGAGAGTGACGCGGCCGGCAACATCAAACCGAGCAAGCGCGTCTCGACGGAACGCATCGACAGCGTCGTCGCGCTGGTGATGGCGCTCGACCGGGTGCAGCGCAACGCCGTCCCGCCGCCGACGCCCGAGTTTTCCGTCCTCTGGGTGGGGGCGCCGCCATGAAACGCCACCGTGGCCGGCCGCCGCTCGACCCGGAGGGTCCGAGTGTGCAACTCAATGTGCGGTTGACCGCGAAGCAGTACGACGCCCTGTGCGCGCGGGCGCGGGCGCAGCGCGCGTCGCTCTCCGCCATGGTGCGCGCGACGCTCGCCGACCGGGTTGTGTCACCCCAAAATAGACGCGACGCCTGACGTCGGCGCATGCTCCTGTCGCCCCCATGGATCGCGCCTACGCCGTCCTCGACGTCAAGTCGGTCGACCTCGATGCGCGCATCATCGAGGGCTACGCGACGACGCCGACGACCGATCGCAATGGCGACGTCGTCGATCCGGCCGGCGCCGAATTCACGCTGCCGATGCCGCTCTTGTGGCAGCACGACTGCACCCGGCCGATCGGCGAGGTCACCGGCGCCACCGTCACGGCCGACGGCATCCACATCACCGCCAAATTCGCCACCGTCGACGAACCCGGCACGCTGCGCGACCGGCTCGACGAGGCGTGGCAGAGCGTCAAGGCCCGCCTCGTGCGCGGCCTGTCGATCGGGTTCAAGCCGATCGAAAGCCTGCCGCGGCGCCAGGGCGGCTATCACATCAAGCGGTGGATGTGGGCCGAAGTCAGCGCCGTCACGATCCCCATGAACATCGCCGCCACCATCACCAGCATTAAATCCGCGGTCGGGGATCTTCCCGCACCCGCCCCCAGGAGAGCTAGCGCCATGCCCCAGACCTACAGCGAACAGATCGCCGCGCACGAAGCCACCCGCAGCACGGCGCTCGCCAGCATGGCGGACGTCATGGGGAGTCTCGACCCCGGCAGCACGCTCGACGCGGAACAGGCCGCCAAGTACGACAGCCATGCCGCGCGCATCAAGTCGATCGACGGCCACATTGCGCGCCTGCGGGAAATGGAATCGCTGAATTTCACGTCGGCGACGCCGGTCATCCAGCCCGCGGCGGCGCTGCCGTCGCGGCCGTTCGTGCAGATCAAGTCGAACGTGCCGCCCGGGACGGCGTTCGTGCGCCTGGCCTGCGCGAAACTGATGTGCAAAAACAACATGTACGAGGCGGCCGAGTACGCCAAACGCTGGGACGATTCGACCCCAGAGGTGGCGCTGGCGCTCAAGGCCGCGGTCGCGCCGGGCACGGTGACGGATGCGACCTGGGCGGCGCCGCTCGTCAATCAGAACATCTCGAACGATTTCATCGGCCTGCTCCGTCAGGCGACGGTGCTGGGCAAGATTCCCGGCCTGCGCGAAGTGCCCTTCAATACCAAGGTCCCGAGCCAGACCGCCGGCGGCACCTACGGGTGGGTCGGCGAAGCGAAGCCGAAGCCGGTCACGAAGCTCGCGTTCTCGACCGAGACGCTGGGCATCTCCAAGGTCGCGGCCATTATTGTGCTGACGCAGGAACTGATCCGGCTGTCGAATCCGAAGGCCGAGGACCTGGTCCGCGCCGACATGATTGCCGGCATTGCGGCCTTCCTGGATCAGCAGTTCCTGGACCCGGCGGTCGCCGCGGTCGCCGGCATCAATCCGGCCAGCATCACGAACGGCGCGGCGACGGCGACGGCGACGACGAACCCCCTGGCCGACATCATGGGGCTCATCAACCACTTCGTCACCAACAACATCTCGGTCGACGGCCTCACATTCGTGATGTCGCCGGGCAATGCGCTCGCGCTCTCGTTCCGCACCAACCTCGACGGCTCGCCCGAATTTCCCGGCATCGGCCTGAGTGGCGGCAGCTATCGCGGGTTGACGTTTATCACGAGCGGTGTCGCCGGCGGGAACGTGATCGCGATGCAGCCGCAGTTGATTCTCTACGCCGACGAGGGCGGGGTGAGTATCGACGCCAGCACGGAAGCGTCGCTGCAGATGGACAGCGCGCCGGCGTCCCCGGCGGATGCGACGACCGTCTATGTCTCGCTGTTTCAGACCAACAGTGTCGCCCTGCGCGCCGAGCGGTACGCGAACTGGAAGCGCATCGGCACGAACTCGGTCAAGTACCTGACCGGCGTGGCGTGGCCGGCGCCCACCGGCGGCGTGCAGCAGGCACCCGAGGCGCCCCCGACCCGTAACGGCCGAGCGTAAGCATGCGCATCTTCGGCTACGACCTGACCCGGGCCCGCCCGCAGGGATCGACGGTCCCGGCGGGCGTGGCCGTGGGCGGGCCGAATGCCTGGTTCAATGTCGTGCGCGAACCGTTTACGGGCGCGTGGCAGCAGAACCTCGAACTCTCGGGCAAGGCGGCGAGCGCCAATCCGACCGTCTACAGCTGCACGACGCTCATCATGCAATCGATGGGCAAGATGCGGCTGCGCCTGGTCGAACTGACCACCCAGGGCACCTGGGTGGAGACGACGAGCGCCGCGTTTTCGCCCGTGCTGCGGCGGCCGAACCGCTATCAACTCATCAACGAATTCATCGAGTACTGGATCGGCTCGAAGGTGCAGTGGGGGAATACCTACGTCCTCAAGCACCGCGACCAGCGGGGCGTCGTCATTGCGCTCACGGTGCTCGACCCGCAGGGCGTGACGGTGCTCGTGGCGCCGGACGGCTCGGTCTATTACCAGCTGACCCCCAGCGACCTGGCGGGCGTGCCGCAGGAAGGCGTCGCGGTGCCGGCGAGTGAAATCATCCACGACAAACTGTCGCCGCTGTCGCATCCGCTCGTCGGGCTGAGCCCGATTTACGCGGCGGCGCTGTCGGCGACGCAGGGCCTCAAGATTCTCGAAAACAGCACGCAGTTCTTTGCCAACGGCTCGAGCCCCGGCGGCGTCATCACGGTCCCGGTCGAGATTTCCAAAGAGGCGGCGCTGCGCGTGGTCGCCGAGTGGAAGGCCAACTACAGCGGGGCCAACGCCGGCAATGTCGCGCTCCTCACCGGCGGCATGAAGTACGACCCGACGACGGTCAATGCCACCGACGCGCAGTTGATTGACCAGTTGAAGTGGACTGAGCAAGTGATTTGCGGCTGCTACAAAGTGCCGATGTCACTCATCAACTCGGCGCCCGTGCCCTACGCCAATAACGAACCGCTGGTGCAGCAGTTCTATTCGCAGTGTCTGCAGACCTATATCGTCGCGCTCGAGAACGCGCTGGACGACGGCCTCGGGCTGACCTCCGTGCCCGGGCGCGTCTACGGGACGGAATTCGATATCGACGATTTGCTGTGGATGGATACCGCGACTCGTACGAAAGCGGCGACCGATGCCGTGTCCGGCGGCGTGCTGTCGCCGAACGAAGCGCGCTTTAAGTACTTCGGCCTGGGCAGCGTGGCCGGCGGCGAGCATGTTTTTATGCAGCAACAGAACTGGCCACTCGCCGATCTGAGCCACCGAGCGATTCAACCGGCGGCGCCCGTGGCGGCGCCCGTGACGGCACCCCCAGACGACGACGCGAACGAGGACGCCGATGCTGGTTGACCACGCCGACGCCAAGCAGCATGTCCGGCTGACCGTGGCCGACGGGTCGCCGCTCGACGTCGAGCTCGCGCTCAAACTCGCGGCGGCCGAAGCGGCGATTCTCGACTACGTCACGCGCAACGAACCCGGCAAGACGCTCGCGCTGGCGTGGACGGACCCGGCGGCGACGCCGAAGAACGTCCAGGCCGCGGTGCTCCTCGAGCTCGGCGAGCTGTGGCGCTTTCACGGCGACGACCCGGGCGCGGCGAGTTCGATGCCCGCCCGCGACCCGTCGACGGACTTCCAGCCGGCCGTGCTGGGCCTCCTGCGGCGCTTTACCGATCCGGTCCTCGCATGACGACCGCCGGCCTGCGCGACAAGCTCGTGACGCTGGAGAACCCCGGCGGGACGGTGCCCGACGGCGAGGGCGGCTATATCGAGGGCTGGGAACCGCTTGATCCGCCGGAGCTGTACGCGCACATTGCGCCGGCGACCCAAGCGGACCTCGAACGCGCGGCGTCGGGCACCGTGATCTCGACGGCGACGCATCTGATCCACGTGCCGTATCACCCGGGCGTGACGGTGCTGACGCGGCTGCGCTATCCCGAACCCGACCGCCCCGAGCGGACGTTCCAGGTCACGTCGGTGCGCAATCCCGACGAGGCCGACCGCGAGCTCGTCATCGTCGCCGAGGAACAGCTGTAATGCCCAACACGCTGACCTTCACGATCGACGGGTTGGCCGCGGTGCAGGCGGCGCTCGACAACCTGACGCCCGAGATCATCAACGAGGTCGAGGCGATGCAGCGCGACGTCGCGGAAAAAGCGGCCTCGACGATCCGCGGGCTCTATGTCTATCGCGAGGGCAACCTGGTCAAGGGCGTCAGAACCCGGCGGTTGCTCAAGGGGCGCCTGGTCGCGGCGATGGTGATCGAGAACACGCACTGGCTCTCGGGGATCTACGACCACGGCTCGAAGACCGTGCGCGAAACGAAAGCCGGCTACAACCGCGGCCAGATGCCGGCGCGCCCGATCTTCACGCGCACGACGAATGCCGCGCAGCGCGAGGCGCACGAACGCACGGTCGAGATCCTGCGCCGGCACGGGCTCACGGTGATCCATGCCGCTGCCTGATTCGGGCGAAATCGACAACGCCCTCGTCGAGCTCCTGAGCGATGACGCGCAGCTGATGGCGCTGGTGCCTGACGGCGTGTTCTTCGACGAGGCGCCGCAGGGCATGCAGGCGTTCGCGCTGGTCTCGCTGATTGACGGGCTGTCGCGCTCGCAGATGGGCGCGGCGACCGAGCGGCGCGCCGCCGAGGACGTGGAATACATCGTCAAGGCGGTGATGCTCAGCGGCTCGAGCGCCAACGCGCGTGAGGCCGCCGCCCGCATCGACGACTTGCTCGAGGACCAGACGATGCCGATCGACGGGTTTACCTGCCTGGCGATCGTGCGCACGGGACGGATACGCGACACGGAAGTCGACAGCGTCGACGCCACGATTCGGTGGCAACACCGCGGCGGGCACTACCGCATTCTCGCCGCGCCAGGAGGGACACCATGATTCGCAGTGGACGGAATGGCTCAGTCAAGTGGGATCCCACCGGCGCCGGCGGCGTGACCGCCGTCGCGCTGATGTCGATCAAGTCGTTTTCGCTGTCGCTGGCGACCGAGAAGATCAACGTCTCGTGCTTTGGCGACCAGAACCGCGTCTACATTCCCGGCCTGCGCGACATCAGCGGCAGCCTGGGCGGGTTCTGGAATTCCGAGGACATGAGC